TCTGCTATATTAGGCCAACGAATTTCAATTGGAAAAAACGCGTAAGGAGTTGATGAGCCAGCTAAAACGGCACCAGTGCCTGATAAGTGATTACCCAATGCTATTTTTGAAGTTGGTATTGTTATAATTGACATACTACTTATTTAATAACTTTTTAATTGATGTTATTTCATTTTTTAATTCAGTAATTTCACCATTTTGTTCTTTTATTCCTTCAATCAATAAGGCAATTATCTTTTCGTAATCAACTCCTAAATATCCATCACCCTTTTCCTTTACAACTTCTGGTAATACTTCTTGAATTTCTTGTGCTAAAACTCCTACTTCTTGAACATTTTTTGGTTTGTTAGAAATACCGTTCCAATTAAATGTATATCCTCCAATTTTTTTAATTTTATCCATTGGATTTGAAATAGGAATAATATTTTCTTTTAATCTCTTATCGGAACTAGCTAATGCGTAAACATCACCAGTTGCTCTTATATCACCATTTATAGTTAGAACACCACTAGATACTGAAAATTCACCAACTGATAAATTTGTTATTGAACCATTGGTTGCACTTAAAGTAGAAAATGTACTTAATCCAGAAAAGTTTGATGAACCCTTTACGGTTAAAAAATTAGTGGCAGATAAACTTGTATCAACTTTAAATTGATTTGAACCATATAGTGATTGTAATCCTGCTTGGCAAATTTCAACACTTCTAGGTGCACTACCAACTACGGCATTTACCCCACTAAAATTTGGAGTTTTTAAAGTAATACTTTCACCACCAACTAAATAATTTACTCCAATTTGATGTTTTATTCTAACATTATATGTTCCACCTGAAGGTATTACTATAGAACCACCTCCAGTAGATGTTATACCTCGTTCATAATTAGGAGCATTATAAAATACATAACCCGATGCAATAAGTGCTTCGCCCACTCCCACAACTTCTAAACTTACCCAATGGTAAGTTTGAACATAAGTTGCAGTAGATATTTGCATCCAATATGAAGTACCTGCCGAATTGGAAATCATTGATGCTATCTCCGCATCTGTTATTGAAACCTCTGTTCCAGCTGCAACAACACCCGTTGATACATTGTTTGAATAGAATGTAGTACTTGCTTCAGACTGTAAGTTTTGTCCAAAAATTGCACCATTTCTTACTACTGAATCTGTACCACTAAAATCAGATAAAGCGGATGTAGAACTTCCTATTCTAAATGAAGTATCATCCGTCATAATTACTGCATTTCTAGAACCATCTTTTATAAAGAATCCTAAATCATTTGAGTTAATTTCTATTGTACCAGTACTCGTTTTACTTATTTTATCGGTAGAAATTGACCAACCTCCAATTGTAGCACCTAACGCGGATAATTCACTTACTGTTATTTTATCTGCCGTTACAGAACCAGCTGCAATCTTACCCGCAGTTATGGCATTTGTAGCAATTTTATCTGCAACTATTGCGTTCGCTGCTATTTTATCGGCAATTATTGCATTCGCTGCTATTTTACCAGAAGTAACTGCATCTGTTGCAATATTTCCCGCTTGTACTGCATTAGCAGCTAATTCTGTATTTGTTACGGTACTTAATGTTGCCAAACCACCCAATCCTGTAACTTGTCCAGTTGATACGGTGTTTTGAGTTGCCAAAGTCCCCAATCCTGTAACTTGTCCAGTTGATACGGTGTTTTGAGTTGCAAGGCCTCCTAATCCTGTAACTTGTCCAGTTGATACGGTGTTTTGAGTTGCAAGGCCTCCCAATCCACTCACCGTTCCAACTGGAACACTACTACCAACAGCTATGTTACCAACTATATTTAGAGTAGTTCCATCCCATGTTAATGAATTTGATGCAGATTTTAAAGATAACCTTCCAGTTGTTCCATTACTACCTATAAATGCACCAATTTGGTCATATCCTTTCGTTGCTTGTCCAATTGAAATAAACGGAGATGTTGTGCCACCTGCAATTGTAATATTAGCATTACCTGATGAATTTGTTCCAACATTTATTGTGTTTTGTACAAATGATTCTTTAGATATAAACATTTCAGCAGCTACAAAAAATGAATCTGTTCCGAGTGATTGCCAAAATGTGGTTTGAGTATCCGGTTGTTTATTTAAATTTGCAGATGCATTTGTTTTTGTAGCATAATAAGTTCCACTATACAACACCACATCTTTACGTGTTGGGTCTTGACTAACACTATTGTAAGTTGTAGTAGAATTCCAAGGACCTCTAAACACTACACCTGGCCCGTCTCCCCCAGTCGCTCCGGGTGCACCATCTGCTCCGTTCGTTCCATTGGTTCCGTTCGTTCCATTGGTTCCATTAGCCCCTGCTGCTCCAGTAGGAACTTTTGTTGCTCTAACAATTATCGTTTGAGTTTGTCCAGTCGTACCTTCACTATCAGTATGTGTTACTGTTAATGTTACCGATGCTTCTGCTGCATTCATTACCGCAGATGTCATTGTTAATGTTGCACTACTAACAGTTGGTGGAGTTGAGAATCCTGAAGTAGATGCAATGGTCATAGAAGTAAATCTACTAGTTGTTCCTTCTAATGCACTTATAGTTACATTTGATAAAGTTCCAGTTTGCGTTCCTGCTGCATTAGCCAATACAGATTGCGCTTGAGGTGAAGCAGAAATTAATACCAATGGAACTGCTTTTTTAACTTTTGATAAACTTAATGTATCGGTTACAGTTCTACTTGTTCCTTCAGAATCAGTTACAATTGCACTTATATTTACAGTTGTGGAATTTATTCCATCCGCTAAAGTTTGATTACTCAAAGTTACTACTCCAGTTGTATTATTTACTGTTAAACTCCCACCAGTATCTACTCTAGTTGCAGTTAATGTTGCTGGTAAAGTGATAGTAGAACCATTGTAAGTTTCTTTTACAACTATCGTTGAATCTAAAAATGAATCAATTTGTGCACCTGTTGATTTAGCAGTTACACTTTGGTCTTTTGGTGTTGATGATATAGCTAAAACAGGTGCTGCTTTTTTATTTTTAGTATAAGTTACGTTTTTTATAATAGAAGTTGTATCACCTGCTCCATCCTTATAACTAATTGTTATATCCAATGAACCCGAATCTTGAGTAAGATTTGTAATACTGTATGAGTTTGTTGTTGGATTACTATTATTTCCACCATTTGGAGTACATCCAATTCCACTTAAATTTGTTATAGCAAACGTATTATTTGCTCTAATACTATCATTATCATCATCAAATGAAATACTCTCATTACCCACTTTAACAGTCACCGAACCACTTGTCAATATGAATGAACCACTTGCTATAAATCCATTTGAAAGTGATGGAAGTGATGCGTTATCATTTGTGAGAGTTGCGGATAATCCATCTAATATTTTTACAGGAGTTATTTTTATTGCATCAGAAAATTGATTACCAAATTGGTCTGAACCTGAAATGAAGTATGTAGTCTCTCCCGTTCCAAAGGAATAATCAGTTCCAGCTATTGTATAGGTATCTACGCCGTTTGTTGAGTTAGTAGATACCAATGTCAATGGTGGTTTACCACTTCCTGAATTTACAGTTAATGGAGTTGTTGCCGATGCTAAATTCTTACGTTTAGCTTCGATTGTTATTGTTTGACCCGATGGGTTTATTGATAAATCTGTTGCTTTATAAATAAATTGATTTGTATTAGATGTTACAAAAACACCAGGTGCATTATCACCATCTTCAAATCTGTATACAGTTTCAAATTGTTCTAATCCTTCACACGATGCAGTATATGTAATTGAACCAACTAATACAGATGCTACACTACCAGTAAAATTTGCAATAGTTAATGTTGCACCCGCATCACTTACATTTGTTAATGTTCCAGGATAAGTTCCTGCATAGGATGCGGGTACTATATAATTACCGCCAATATCAAATGCAGATGATGCGTATGTAACTGAACCTGTTAAATTTGATTTTGAAACTTTAAATCCTAATTGTTGAAATGCAGGATTACCAAATGAACCAGTAGAAAATCTAAATGCAGTTCTATCTGAATCAAATGTTAACAATTTAGTGGCTACTCCACTTGTCCCACCCGTAAAATTTGCACTCTGTGTTACTGCAACTGGAACAAAATTGTTATTTACATCATAAAATTCAAATTTAAAATTATAAGTTTCATTACCAATGACTGTGGGCATTGTAGTAATAAAGGAGATTTCATCAGGTGAAAATGCCGTATCTTCGGAAAGTCTTAAACTTATATTTCCAACATGCCATTCACCTTGCGATTGTGAAAAATATAAAGAACCACTTTGAAAATCGGAATCTAATTTAAATGGAATAACCGTATCTGATAGATTTTTTGTGGGGGTTATTCCATTTAATGTACCAATTAAAACATCACCACCATCCGAGCCACTTATGTATATTCCTAAATTACTTGCGGTAGATGATGAGTAAAACGCATCTAAATTTAACTCATACGTGTTTGATGCTTTTATGTCCAACGATTGTGAGTAAGTTAATAATCCACTTCCGTTTAATTTTAATCCACTTTCAACTCTACTAGATGTTAATTGGGCAGTTAATGAACCAGTATTCCAAAATAAAGGTAATACTTCCGATGTAAATGTTCCAGTATTTCCTATAACACTTCCTGTTAATTGGGTAGTTGTTAATAATTCTTTTGATTCTACTAATATATCTTGTATTAAATTAAAATCAGAAATATCTCCTTCAGAAGTTCTGAATACTTTTACTCGTTTTACATCACCTGCAAATGTTTCTAATTGTGAAAGTTTAATTTCTGCAAAAGATTGATTTATACCAGAATCAACCTTTGAACCACTTTCTATTCTGTATATTGGGGATAGTATTTCTGTAATAGTAGCAGTTGGTCTACGATAAAAACGAATTTTAGTAGTATTTGCCAATGTAGGATTTACATTAACACTTCTCTGCCACTTTACATTGTAAGTACCTTGCCAATCAATTGGTATTGGTGTTAATAAACCATTACCATCATAGTATGAGCTTAATTCACCTAATATTGTAATTGTACACGGACCATACGCAGTTGTATCTGGATAAACATATACCGCTACAACTTTTGATACCCCTTCATAGTATTCACTAATAAACGATTCTCCGTTTATAGATGACGATACTATACCTTCACCAGGTTCATGATATATAGTATTTCCTGCAGCATCTTTAATTTCAATTTTAACTAAAGTATCGGCTACTAATTCCTTTGAACCTGCTATTAAAAATGCGTTCTTACCACCAGTAAATGCATCTGGTATTTCTGTTACATTGAAGTAGGTACTATTTGGAGCAGTATCTACTACAAATGTATTATACTTATCTAAATTTTCAGCAAAAAGCGTTTTCTTTATTACGGCCATTATAAAATATCTTTACTATAAATATTCTTAAAAAATAAATCTAACATATTTATATAAAGAAAACTAATAAATACTTTATTAAACTAAAGATAACTAAAGAGTTATGAAATACGCGATGTTACAAATAAAAAAAGAAACCCACGAACTTCTCAAAAATTATTGTGAAGAACATGGGTTTAAAATGGGAAGTTTAGTAGAAAACTTAATTAAAAAACATATTGGAGTTCCTAAAATTCAAAACGGTGTGTTAAAAGCAGATAAAATTAAATCTTTCTAATCTTCATGTGAGTAGAATGATACTATATTATATTTAATATCATTCTGTACTTTTTCAACTTCATGAAATAAATTTTTATCAGAATCCAATACTACAAAATTAGGAAAAATTGGATTTACTTTAATATCATTTCCATTTAAATCATGTAATATCAAATGTCCACCATTTGATTCACTCCATTCGTTATTTAAAAAATATAAAAATACACATATTCTGTTATGAGGTTTTCCATCATCATGTAATTTTATCTCACATCCATTATCGTAAAATTGTAATTTTGTATTTCCAGTAAATTTATTAAATAATTTTTCAGGATAATATTTTCTTACAAAGTTTTTTTGAAAATCTCTTAATACTTCATTGTTTATTCTATTAGTTATTTCAGAATCCATAGAAGTACCAAATACCCAAGTTGGATAGAATCCACATTCTTCAATTTTTTTCAATTGATATTGGTGTGCTTTATTATAAACATAATCGGCAGTATCTAAATCGTTATCTCTTGCTAAATAATTATCATAAACCAATTCTTCCATATAAGATTGGTCATTATATTTAAACCAATAATCATATCTAGAATATCTTACAAAATTTGTATTATCTATATAATTTTTTATTTGTTTAAAACCATCTAAATCAATTAGTTCGGAATAATCTTCCAACTTACCGTAAATGTATCCACTATTTCTGTAATTTTCTATACTTTCCATTAAAAATTAATTTTACTATATCCATTTTCTTTTTTAATTTCTATTAATCCATCTACTATATCTCTCATTTGTTCTAAATGTGAAATTATCCATATAAAATCAAATTGAGTTTTAAGATACTGCATCATCATAAATAGGGATGATAAGTTATCCGAATCCAATGTACCAAATCCTTCATCTATTACTAAAAAGTTTGGACGAGGTAAGTTACATACATTAATGAGTGCTACTCTAATTGCTAATCCACTAACAAATTTTTCCATACCACTACACATTTCTAGTCCCCACTCCTGGTCATCATATACAATTTTAGCATTAATTGATTTACCATCCATCTCCATCGTAACTCCAAAATCAACTACTTGTGCTAAAATATTATTTACTTCGTTTTCTATTACTGGCAATGCCTTTGAAATTAATTCATAAGGTATTCCATCTCTCTTCACTGCATCCAAATAATAGGTGTACAGGCGGTTCTTTTCTTCCAATACCTTAACATCATTCATCTTCTGTTTTATGTCCTCTATAAACGAAGATATGGATGAAATAGAACCATTTAAATTTGTTATATCTTTATTTAATTTATTAATTTCAATTCCAATATTATTTTTTGTTTTATTTAGTTCAGAAATTACACTTTCTATTTGTTTATTTTTAGAAATTGTATCTTCATTTTCATAATACTTATTTATATTTTCATTAATAGTATTTAATTGGTTTTCTAATAATTGTTCTTTAGTTTTTAAAGCATCTAATTCAACTTCTGTTTTTTCTAAAACAATTTTACTTTTAGAATATGTGTTTTTTAATTCATTATACTCACTATATTGTGTATCTACACCATCTAATGTATTTAATTTAAATTGAATAGAATTAACAATATTTTTGGAGGTATTTAATTTGTTTTTTAAAATTACCAACTCATCTTTTGCGTTAATTGCATCTTTTACAAAAACATTATCACAACAAAATTCACAATTAGGGTCATATTTATGTTCTTCTAAATGTAAAATCTTTTCATTCAATGTTTCTTCTATATATTTTAGTTTTTGATAAGAATTTTCCGCTTCTAAAACTTCATTTTTAATACTAATATACTTTGAGTAGACAGTTTCGATATCAACATCAACTTCTTCTACTTTAAAAGTTTTATTGTTTACCAAAGAATGTGAAACTTCGGTTAGAATTGTACTACATTCTATAATTTTATTTTCTTTCGTATTGTATTCTTTATATAAATTTTCTATTTGAGTTTTTAAATTCGTTTTACTTAATTCTAACTTTGGCAAATCTAAATTGGAATCTATAGGAGTTAATTCTCTGCTTAATCCAACAATTTTATCATTCAAATCAGTTACTTCTATATTTTTATTGTTTAGTAATGTTTCTAATGATTTTAATTGTGATTTTTTTTCAATTAATTCCTTACCTTTTTCGGCAAGTTCGGTTGTAAAATCCGTTTTCTTAAAGTTTTTAATCAATACTGAAACTTCTCTAATATCTTCGGTTGCAGTATCATACAATTTATCAAAAATAGTTAACCCCATAAATTGAGCAAGAAGGTCTTTCCTTTCCGATTGTGATTTATCAATGAATAGAGCGTTATTACCTTGCAGTGATAGTGCAGTTAGTACAAAATCTTCATATTTTCCAACATATTGTTCAATAATTTGGTTTGTATCTCTTCTTTCGGTTCCATTTAATGAGGTTTTAGTATCACCATCTTGTCTCCAAAATTGAACATCTACTTTTACATTTTTACCTTTGTTAATTGTTTTAGCAGTTCTCTGAATACCATAATCTACACCATCTATTTGAAAATATAATGTACAATCAAATTCTGTTTTACGATTATTTAAAATATTAGATGCTTTATATGCTCTACTGCTTTTATCATATAAACAAAATGATACCGCATCAAATAAAGAAGATTTACCTGCCGCGTTTGGAGCAAATAATCCAACTAATCCGTTTAATTTTGTAAAATCAATTTTATTCTTTTCACCATAACTAAACATATTTGAAAATTCAAAACGAATTGGTTTCCATTGTATATTACGTTGGATATCATCTTGAACTATTCTACTATTTATATCTCTATTAATCAGTTCTAGCCCTTTCAAATCTTCAGGAACTACAAATGGCATCATTCTTTCAATATACTCATTTATAAGTGAGTTTTGATAATTGATATCCGAAATATCTTCAAAGTCTAATTTATTTAATCTATCACCTGTTTTAGATTTAGAAAGAGAATCGGTTCTGATAATTGTGAAATCCTCAATACCATACCTCATCTTAATTTCAGCCATTACTTTTTTAGTATCGGCAGAATCGGTATTAGATAAACGAACTCTTAAACGAGGTTTTTTTGGCATATCCGTTACAATAGGAACTTTACCATTATCAACATCCATAGTATAATATCCATAATCATTTTGAATATCAACTTCTTCGTATTTCATACTATCTAAATCCCAAACAAGGAATCCGTGCTTATCCAGCGTTTCACCGAAGTTTTGTTGAATCAATGAACCCGCATAAACTATCTTACATCCACTTGGTGAAATCATAGTTTGTCTTTTATGAATATCACCTAATAGAGCTAAATCGTATCCATCAAACATTTCGGTTGTGAAATGACGAGATGAAACTGTGTATCCAATATCCGTTTGAGAGTTATCCACTGGCCCGTGAAATAGAGCAATCTTTTTATTAGAAGATAATGTATTTCCTTTTGGCCAATTTTCTTTTCTATCAAAAATACTAAATACTCCAAAATCTACCCCACCAATTCCATACACTTGAGTATCTTTGAGATATGTGAAGTTTGGTAAATTTAGAGCCTCTACAATTGGTGTAAGTACATCCAATCTATCAGAATTATTCATATTACAATCGTGATTACCTGTAATAAGAATTGTTTCACAATGTTTAGAACATTCGGTAAATAACCAACTTATTTCTCTAACCAATTCAGGAGATAATTCCAATTTAGCATGAGCAATATCTCCTGCTAAATAAATGATTGAATCTTCCGTACCTCTTTTACGAATCTCCTCAAACATTTTTTCAAACACTTGCCGATACTCATTGTGTCTTTTCACATTACGGATGTGTATATCTGCAATATGATAAATCTTTTTTAATCTACTCATAAACTATTTATTTTATTTAATAGTAATTCTTCCGAAGTAAATTCTTTAGTTTTATTTAGTTCTTCGTAGAATTTTTCATACCCCATATCTGCGGCATCTTTATCTTTCAAATACATCATTTTAACTTGAATCCCATTTTTTCTAAAGTATTCTGCAGCTTTTAATGCGTCAGTCATTGCATCGTTATCTAATGATATAATAATGTTGCTTACTCCACTCATAAAGATTTTTTCAACCAATTGTTTTGATGGAAACTTACCTAAAAGTGGAATTGCATTTCTTTTAATTGTAATTGCATCAAATACACCTTCACATAATATAATTGGCTCATCCCAATTTATCTGTGATTCTAAACAAATTATATTTTTACTGATTGGTGGGTTTTTATATTTCATCTTCTCATCTGTATAATAAGAACGAGAAACAAAATAGTTTAGTGAACCTTCTAAACTATAAGATGGTATAATTATTCTTCTACTATACAATCCATCTTTACAATAACCAATATTGTATTTAACAATTTCCTTCATACCAATTCCTCTTTGAGAAAGATAGAACATAGCATGTTTATATTCTGGATTGAATCCTTTTGGTTCTTCTGCTAATGAAATAAATTCTTTTGGAAGTTGTATAAATACTCGAGTTTCTGCATCTTCTTGTTGTGGTGTCCAATTACTATCTCCGTATATTTCTCTAATTATTGATATGGTTTTTCTATCCACATCCAATTTACGAAGTAATGATGTTAATTTTTTACCACCACTATTACAAGTCCAACAATGCCACTTTTGAGTTTCAGTATTTACTTGTAATTTGGGTTTATGGTGGTTACAAAAAGGGCAATAAAAGGCCAATTCATTACCTTTCAAATAATTATATGTACCCAACACATTCGATAGTGTGGTTGTAACGAGATTTTTATCAGTTTGATTCAACACAAATCAAAGATAGTATAAATATTTTATATTTCCAAGTCTTTTAAAACCAATCTTCTGGAATGATTTTATCCGCGTATTTGTACCCATTTTTTACACACCAATCTGCGTATGTAGTTTTAGAGTTTTTTGTGATTTTGTTATTTGAGTTGGAAAATACGAATCTTATATCCAAATTTGGATTTTGAGCCTTAACTAATAGATGTTTTTTCCTATCAGCTGCAACAAATCTACCTTTAGTTTCTACAAAAATGCCATTAGGTAATTTGAAATCAGGATTATAAGTGTGGTTTGAAGCGGGTACGATGTAAGGAATCTTTTCAGATTCATATTTAACATCGATACCCTTTTCTTTAATTTGACTTGAAATAGTTTCTTCAAGACCAGATTTAAATCCGTGTTTTCTACCAACCCAACTTTTAGATTTTTTTATAACTTTTTTAGCCATTAAAAATTATCGTTTTACTGAATCCGAATACTTTGCAAAGGTTTTTTCACCACCTCTACCTGTTTTGAATTTTGCAGCAGTTAAAACTTGCTCATCTGCTTTTTGCAAATCATTTGTAGAATATGGAGTGTTTGCAGCCTTTCCAGCTTCAAATGAAATTTTATCAACACCTAGTGCCGATTGTTGGGTTTTGTATAATTCTTCTAATGTTGCCATTTGTTTTGTATTTTAAGTATAAATATAAGATTATGTGTCAAATCGTATAATAAAGTTTACAGGAATATCTCTTTCCGATTTAATTGGTTGAGGAAGTTTAGCTACCGCAACTAAATCACAATTATCATCGTATAAACCAATTGTTGTGATGAATGGTGTTAAGAAAGAACCAGTTGAATCGATAGAACTACTTAAATCATAATGTTCAAATCCTGCAAAGTGAGTAGAAGAACTTACAGATGATGTATAACGATAATCCAAAGTATTTCCATTTTCTAATATAGATTTTTTACGAATGTACTTAACAGGTTGTTTAGAGTATACTCTATGTGTATTTCCAGAAGAATCTACAAATGATGTATATTCACCACCTTCCGTTACAACGGCGGATGGGTTTTGTGAAACATTAAATTCATCTTCATTAACAATCAATAGATATTCGTGCTCATAAATTGTTTTGGTGGATTTGAATGATAAGTCCCAATTAGATATCAATACATCATTGAGTGCTCGGGTGATTACAATCAACCCTTGGGTATAGAATATATTACCAATTGAATTTGTTCCTGCTGCGCCTGATAAAAATGGTATATTTTCTACTATCATTACACCACTTTCAATATTAAAACTAACAATATTCATATCATAACTTATACCGTTATATGTTAGATTAAATATACTGTCTTCTATATCAAACCCCATAAATTGAAAAGAAGCAGTATACGCAGCAGATGCTAAATCTGTAAATATAATTTCATTATCTTGAATATCTATAGATACTACAGTAATAGTATCTCCCGCAGAATCTATTAAATTTCCAAAGGTATCATCTATATATGTTTTACCATTATCTAATAAATTGATTGAACCTTTTTTGATTCCTTCTCCAACATATATTTGTGGAATAGATATTACTTTTGCGGAACCACTTAAAAATCTATCTCTACCCGAATTAGAGATTTCGTATGTATTATTTTTGGAGCCAAATCTTAAAAATGGGTTATCTTCATTTCCATTATAAAATTGTGCTCTTAATTGACCGTATATAGAATTTTGTGGATATAATCCAGATAATGTAGATGAATTTTCATTAGCTTCTAATAAATCTATTTCATTAGAACCACTAGAAAAGTTCCATTCTTT